GGGTAAACAGGCTTGGGTGCATACGCTCGGGTTCAGCCCGGTCGTATGAGACCCTGCCTAGCACAGGTGAGGCTGGCCCTACCACTGGGAAGTATTTCATGAGCTTCCCAAGGCGGATGTCCAGCCATTCGACAGTGCCAAAGTAACCAGACTCATAGAGCTGGTTTCTAAGGGATACTGACGAAATTACACCCGTCGCGTCTGCCATCGTGGAAGGTAACGCTTGCCGAACACGTGTTATTGAAACATCGTGTCCATTAAAGTATTCCTTCCCACAAGACTCTCTGAACTTTCCAGTCCAGAAAGACTTGTCCAGACCCACTCGAGCACCGAAATGTTCGAGCGTCTGTACGATGGTATGCACATGATCTACGGGGACTATCAGATCGTCTCCGTAGACGCGTACCGAACCAAGAAAGGACTTTATGTCTTTCTTGGTCAGCGTTGTGTTGAGCGATCTCTCGATTCCAAGGAAGATCAACGTCGTAAAGACGAAGGCTTCCATAGGGAAACAGAGCGCTGAACCCATAGACGCGAACTTGGCCAGGCGTTTTACGCCATGACCAGGAACGTCGGCCCGTCTTGATCGACAAGCTTGGATGGCCCGTTGCAAATAAGGCCATCTTTGCGTCATCGACATAACGAGCTGATTGGAAACACGATCGGAAGCTTCACTCAGATCGAGTGTCGCAGTTCGGTTATCAGCCGAACCTTGACGGGCCAAGTCCTGATTAGGGACCTGGTCGTCAAAGCCGATAAGCCCGGACAGGAGTTCATCCCTGTAAAAGGCTTCAAGAATAGATCGCAACAGAGCCTGTTGTGTATATTGCATACACGTGGGTTCTATAGCGATTATTCTGGGTGTTTTCAACGTTTTAGGAACTGTGATAACCCTAACGGGCATCTCAGCTTCGGGTTCGAGGATGTCAATCTTATCCAGCTCCTCGGAATACCGAGGGTTTGGTATAAGATACCTATCCGGAAGGAAAACTTCCGATAGGCGACTGGTCCAGGTCCTCTGGTTATACTTACCATTACTGGTAAGGTAATCAGCTACGGATCCTGGTCCATGCTTTGGAAGGAGTCTATCGTAATAGACATCTCTGTCTACAACGGTAAAGACTCTCTCAAAAAGCAAATTCGACATTCTCTCAAAATCAGCGAGATCTCTCTCGCTTACTTGAGAGTCGAATTGCCTGACATCCTTCTCACACTCGATGTACTTCTCCATCGCTTTCCTGTTCCTTGCATCGCTGCAAGGTAAGGAAATCTTGGCAAAGGACAAAGTTAATTGTCTTAGAGCCAAGATTGCATCGATAGATGGTTCATCGAGCAACACACCGCTGTCCCGGTCGAACACAAGGCTGAGGAAACCTCCTAGAAATAGGGGGAGACCTCCTCGTCCCTTAGTAAAGGACGAGTGGATGCCTACCTGGCCATGGTCAAGCCATTTTTGGATGGCCTTTCCATAGTCGGGTAAGGTTATCGTTAAAAACGATAACCCTTCATGTTCGAACCGCCTTCTGACAGTGTTAATGTCAGAAGTGGCACTGGTGCAGCAATGGACAGCCGAATCTTCGGCCATCCTAATCCAGAGTGACATAAGGCTTTTCACTTGCCCTCCTAATATGAGGTGACAAGATCCATAGCTCTATGTCATTCCATTTGTAGGCTTCACCGATTAAGGTGAACATCATCAGTTTCCTGATGATCAGATGGACATAACTCTTTGTGCCATCTGGCTACAGCCTGCAAATACCACAGCAGGTGCTCATGCACGCGCCTGAGGACAGACCTTCTAACTCCAGTAAAAATACTGGAGGAAGAGGTTAATAATAGAGGGTAGTACGACCATAACCAGTCCAACAACGGCCTTCCAGCCAACCCGGATCTGGATAAGGACGTCTCCCTCTTCCCTGGTCGCAGACACACTGTGGTGGTCCTTCTCGTCCGCGCTACCATCCA